AGGGCCTGTCACAAACAGGGCTGATTTCCACAGGGGATTCGCTCTCACACACACGCAAGAACCCCCGCGACGGGTGCAACCGTCCGGGGGCGCGCTCTCGCGGCGGGTCGGACGACCCGGAGAATCTACGGCTCGCGCACATGGGCTGCAACGCGGATCGCGGGGCGCCCTCACCGGAAAGGGGTCCCCGTGTCCCTGTCAGAGTCCTCCGCGTCCGGTGACCGCGTAGCCACACTCCGCGTGCTCCGGGACCTCCTTGCGCGCCAGATCGAGGCGTGCGACTCCCTACGTGACCTAGCGGCGCTCACCACTCGATTCCAGTCCGTCCTCGCGGAGATCGACCAACTGACCCCAGAGTCGAAGGCTGGTGACCCGCTTGACGAGATCGCAGCCCGTCGCGCTGCTCGGGGAGGCGCCACCGCGCGTCCACGTCGCGCCGCCGCGAACCCGAGCTAACTCCTGGCAGGACGTCTCTGACCTGTCCGCCGCGTTCGGGGTCAACCTCGACGAGTGGCAAGAGGTCGTCCTGCAACACGCGATGGGCGAGCGGCCTGATGGCACCTGGGCGGCCCGCCGCGTCGGACTCTCGGTCCCGCGGCAGAACGGCAAGTCTCAGCTCCTAGTCGCTCGAGCCCTGGCCGGCGCTCTGCTGTTCGGTGAGAAGAAGATCGTCATCTCAGCCCACCAGCAGGACACCGCGCGCGAGTCGTTCGCGAAGCTCATGGAGATCATCGACGACGACGCGAACACCTCGCTCCGTGCGCGGGTCAAGTCCGTGATGAACGCGCTCAACCGTGAGGCTGTCCGGTTCAACAACGGGTCCACGATCCAGTTCAAGGCGCGCTCCGGCTCTGGCTCGCGCGGGTTCTCGTCTGACTGCCTCATGCTCGACGAGGCGCAGATCCTCTCTCAGCGCGCGTGGGTATCGATCAACTCCACGATGTCCGCGATGCCCAACCCGCAGGTCTGGCTCCTGGGCACCCCCCCGACGCCCGAGGATGACGGCGAGGTGTTCGCCAGCGTCCGCCGCTCGGCGATCGAGGGCGGATCAACCTCGGTTGCGTGGCTCGAGTGGAGCGCTGACCCCAAGGCCCCCGACTTCGACCCAGCCTCGGAGTACACGCGCTGGTCCGCGAACCCCGCGTGGAACATCCGAATCAACCACGAGGTCGTGCAGGGCGAGTTTGAGACCTACCCTCCCGACAGGTTCTCGCTCGACCGCCTAGGCGTGTGGGCATCCGACGCCGGTGCCACCCGGCTCATCACCGAGCAAGAGTGGGCGGCGACCGGGGTCGACGAGCCCCCTGCAACCGCCGGTGTCAAGACGTTCGGGGTCGCGTTCTCGTTCGATGGCACCCGAGTCGCCGTCTGTGGCGCGCTGCGGCATGAGGCCGGCGTCCACGTCGAGCTCGTCGGCGCACAGTCCGGCGCGATGGACTCAGGCGTCGCATCACTAGCCGCATGGCTCGCCGAGCGCAAGTCCACGACGGCCCTCATCGCCATCTCCGGGCAGGCGGGCGCATCCGTTCTCGCCGAGGCGCTCATCGCCCAGGGTGTCCCCCGTCGAGCCGTCCACGTCGCATCCAGCCCCGACTACTTCGCCTCCTGCGCCACCTTCCTCGACGCCGTCCGTGAGTCCGCAGCATCCGTGCTCGCCAACAAGCCCCCCGCCCTAACGCACCTCGCCTCCGAGGGCCAAGGCGCACTCGACTCGTCCGTTGCCGTATCCGACCGCAAGGCCGCGGGCACCTCTGGCGCATGGCGCTGGAAGTCGTCCACGAAAGACGGCGACGAGACCCCTGTGGAGGCCGCGAGCCTCGCCCATTGGGCAGCCAAGACAACGAAGCGCGATCCGGCGCGGAAGCAGGTGATGTTGTGACCGTTGCCTTCCTCCCCCCCGGCGCCGGACTCCCCAACGCGATCGCTGGCGTGAGCGAAGCCGAGCTGGACACGATCCGCTCGCTGTACGCCGTCTGGACGAAGAAGCGCCCGCGCAACGTCCTGCGCTCGGTGTACTTCGACGGCAAGATGGCGCTCAAGCCCACGGGCAACATCCCGCGCGAGGCGATGAGCCGCATCGAGGCCGTGCTGGACTGGCCCGAGAAGGCCGTCACGACGCTGGCCGAGCGATCGGTGTTCGAGGGCTTCGTCGCCCCCGGAGTCACGCAAGATCCGTTCGACCTCGAGCCGATCCTCGACGCCAACCGCTTCGACATCGAGCTTCCCCAGGCGATCCAGTCGAGCTACAAGCACTCGTGCTCGTTCATCACCACGGCGCGAGGCGACACCGAGGCGGGCGAGCCCGAGGTTGTCATCATGGCGCGCTCGGCTGAGTGGTCCTCCGCGCTGTGGGACGACCGCAGGCGCGTGATCTCTGCGGCGATGTCGATCACCGAGGTCAGCCCGACGACGGGTGAGCCGCTGGCGATGGACGTCTACCTCCCTGACGCCGTGCTGCTCCTGTCGCGCCGCCCCTCGGGCGCGTGGACGGCCGACCGCCGCGACAACCCGCTCGGCGAGGTGCTGGTCGAGCCGCTGACCTACGACCCGCAGCTCGGCCGCCCGTTCGGCCGCTCGCGGATCTCGCGCGCCGTCATGAACATCACCGACCACGCGCTGACGACGATCGTGCGAGCAGAGATCGGCGCGGACTTCTACGCCGTCCCCCGCATCATCTTGACGAAGCTCGCCGCCGACGCCGTTCAGCGCAACAAGTGGGACCTCGCCATCGATCGCTTCCTGGCGATCACGAAGGACGAGGACGGCGACGCGCCGACCGTGCAGCAGTTCCAGCAGATGACGATGCAGCCGCTACTCGACCAGTACCGGATGTATGCCACGCAGTTCTCCGGCGCGACAGGCGTCCCGGTGTCCAACCTCGGCATCGTGACGGACAACCCCCCGTCCGCCGAAGCCTTGTACGCCGACGACCGCCGCCTCGTGGTGACCGCCAAGCGCCAGAACCGCATCCTGGGCGCCTCGCTCAAGCGCGTGGCGCAGAAGGTCATCCAGTTGCGCGACGGCGTGGGCGTCACCGACGAGATGCGCCAGATCGACTCCGCGTGGGCCAACCCCGCGTCGATCTCTCCCGGAGCCGCAGCCGACGCGCTGGTCAAGCTGGCTGCCGTGTTCCCGTGGCTGGCTGACTCCGAGGTCGGGCTCGAGATGGCAGGCTTCACGTCCTCGGAGATCACCCGGCTGCTGTCAGACAAGCGCCGGGCGCAGGGCTCGCAGCGTCTCGCCGCCCTACTCGCAGGGCCGAGTGAGGCGCCCGCCGCGCCGACGCCCGACGCCCCAGCGGAGTAGCCCGTGGCGACCGCAGCCGACGTCGAGGCGATGCGGACCCTCAACGACGTCCTCACCGCGCGCGCGATCGCAGCCCTGGCAGCCTTTTGGGACACGCTCGACCTGTCGAACCCCGTGGGCGCCCGCAACGCGCTCCTCGAGTTCATGCCCGCGCTCACCGACCAGTACGGCGAGGCGGCGGCGATCATCGCAGCCGACTGGTACGACGCCCTGCGCGAGTCAGAGGGTGTCCCTGGTGTCTACAGGGCAACCCTCGCCGCGACCGTCCCCGAGGAAGTCGTCGTCACCCGCACCCGGTTCGGCGCGGGCCACCTGTGGACCGACAACCCCAGCCAGACGCTCACGTTCCTGCTCGGCGTCGCTCAGGAGTACGTCCTACAGCCCGGCCGCGACACGATCACGCAGTCTGCGATCGGCGACCCCGCTGCGGCTGGATGGCACCGCGAGACGCGCGGATCGCGGTCGTTCCCGTCCGGCTGCAAGTTCTGCCAACTCCTCGCCAGCAGGGGCGACGCCTACAAGCGGGCCACCGCGAAGTTCGCCGCCCACAACGACTGCCGGTGCGTAGCGGTCCCGTCATGGGACGCGAACGCGCGCGAGGTGTCCGCTGACGCCTACGTGGCGTCTGAGCGCCTCGAATCCCTCCGAGCAAGAGCAGCCGCGGGCGACCAGTCTGCCCAACGCCAACTCGAGACCCACCGCCAGCGCGTCCGCGAATGGGTCGACAACTGACTTCCGCCGCACGGCGGGGAACCACCATCCACCACCCGCACGGGAGA